AGGTAAGAGTTCCGCCCTCCTGATGGCTGCACTTCAATACATTGATGTGCCGCAATACTCCGCCATCCTCTTCCGTCGAACTTACGCCGACCTTGCCCTGCCGGGAGCGATCATGGATCGTTTCCAGCTGTGGACAGGGCCACAGGAAGATGTGAAGTGGAACTCCAACACCTACACGGCGACCTTTCCATCTGGAGCCAGAATTTCATTTGGCTACCTAAATAACAGTCAGGACTATCTGCGGTACAAGGGAGCGGAATTCCAATTCATCGGCATGGACGAGGTTACCGAAATTCGAGAAGCCGACTACCGGTATCTCTTCTCACGTTTGCGTCGTCCGGCCTCGGGTCCATTGTCCAAGGTCCCCCTGCGGATGAGGTGCGCATCGAACCCTGCACCAAACTGGGTGAGGCAACGCTTCATTGTCGAGGGGAAGACAACAGGCCGAATCTTTGTCCCCTCCTTCCTGACGGATAACCCTGGCATCGACTCCGAGTCTTATCGACAGTCCCTCCAAGCTCTGGATCCAGTAGAACGTAGACGCCTCGAAGAAGGCGATTGGTGGGCCACAACGCTGGGATCATTGTTCGACCGCGAGTCCGTTGTCATTATCGACTCACAGGAAATTCCCCAGTTGTCCCCGACGGCTCGCGCTGTTCGATTTTGGGATTTGGCAGCGACCGAACCCGCTCCCAATAATCCTGATCCCGACTGGACAGTCGGAACTCTTATGATGTTTGACCAGGGCATTGCCTACGTTCTTGACGTAAAACGTGTAAGGGTGAAGAGTGACAAGGTGGAACATCTCATTTCCCAGACGGCGTATGAGGACGGACCGACAGTGGCGATCCGGATGGAGCAGGAACCGGGCTCCTCGGGCAAAGCTCTTATCGATCAATACGCCCGCTACGTTTTACCGGGCCACGACTTTATGGGCATGAGGGCGACTGGCGACAAGGTCACCCGTGCCCGACCATTCGCAGCCGCATTGGCTAACGGAAACGTGCGAGCTGTACGGGGTCCATGGCTCACAGACTGGTTAGACGAACTGTCGGCTTTCCCGGAAGCCTGTACCCACGATGATCAAGTTGACTCCGCCACCGGAGCCTTCACAAATTTAACCGGGCTAGGGTTGCCTCAGCGTAAGCGAGTCGCTATCGTTGTCTAGGCAGTCAACATAATCCAGATCCAGGAGATCTACTATGAACCTGGAGGACATTAAGACCCTCCGCCTTCTCCTTTCTCAGCTTGACGAACGAGTCGATCTGATCGAGGGTGAAGCAACCGAAGTCGCCGATCTCGTCTTGGAGTTCAATCTCGCCAAGAACGACATGGGCATCGTTTACGACCGTTTGGTTGGCCTGCTTGGCAACCTGATGATCGAAGATCCGATCATTGAGCTTCGTGATGGGGCCCAGGTCGAACGAAAGATTGCCTCTAGCCGCAAGGGCTGGCAACACAAGGATCTTGCCGGTGTCGTCATGGACCGAATTGTTCAGTCATCAGTTGACATGGATACCGGTGAAGTGATCTCCACCCCCAAAGAAATGGCCATGCAAATGCTTGACTATCTCGCACCTTCTTATTGGAGGGTCGGGAAGTTGAACGAGATTGGTGTTACCGCCGACCTCTACTGCGAGCCATCTGAACCAAAGACGAGCGTGATCGTCAGAAAGGGCGAAGCCCAATGAGCGAAGAAATACTAAAAAAGCTCAGTGAACCATTCCCCAAAGAGGTCGAATCGATCCTCAAAAAGGGAGGGATGGAACTTACCTATATCCCAGTCCACGAGGTCATCGCACGTCTCAGCAATGTGCTGGGCGTCGAGAACTGGAACTACACGATCAAGAGTCAGGGTCGTGATACCAAGACTGATGATTGGATCATCGTCCATGTGCAGCTTTCCGCCATCATCGAAGGCAGCGTCGTCGTCCGGGAAGCTTTCGGTGGTGCCAGACACACAGGCAACATGGACCTGGGTGACTCCTACAAGAGCGCGACTTCCGAAGCCCTCAAGAAGGCTGCACAGACACTCGGCGTTGGTCTCTACCTTGCCCGTGACGAGATAGCTCTCCAACTTGAGGACGCACCAGATCCAAAGGTGAAAAGCGCATGGGACAACTTCCTCTCACTGGCCGGGAGCCTTACCGAAGAGCAGAAGGACGGCCTCAACGAGTTTTGGGTCAAGCACTCCGGCGGACGCCCCAAGCCAAACATTGGCACCATGACCGACACGTTTGTCGCTGACGTAACAGCCCTTGCCGAAGAGGCAGTCCGATTGTCCTTCAACGCCACAGTTGTCGAAGACGAAGAAGACGATGTCTGAGGATGGAGCCGTCCTTCGTGACATGGGAATGCGTAAGGTCGAATCCAGCGCAGACCCCGAACTGAAATCCAAAGCGAAATGGGCGATCCACTGGGTTGCTACAACGTACCCTTCTGATGTTCATTGGACGACAGACGCAGTTCTAGATCGACTGGATTCCGAAGGAGTGACCCTTCGGGACAACCGCCTTTTGGGGCCTTTGATGAAGGCCGCAGAAAAGGCGGGTCTGATAGAACCCGTAGTGTGTCCGACTTGTCGCAGACCAGAAACGACCTTGTCTGAACGACCATCACGCCACAAAGCACCTCAGCATTTATGGAAGGCCGTCAGTGAGTGATCTCCTAGTACCTCCACCACACCTATCTCCTTCTTCTATGGGGACGTTCAATCAGTGCCCCATGAAGTTTCGGTTCAGCAAGATTGACAAGCTTCCCGATGAGCCCAGCGAAGCCACGCTGTTGGGCAACTTGGTTCACGACTTCTGCGAACAGTTCTATATGTTCGATCCCGAAGAAAGGGTCAAGGAACTCATTAATCCTCTTTTTTCCGAAGTTTGGAATGAGGGGAATTGGGAAGAACGAATCGACCCTTATGTTCGCGGCGAGAAGCGCATCCGCCAATTCAAGTGGCGGGCAGTCTGGTGTGTTGAGAATCTCTGGAAGGTCGAAAGCCCTGTCGAGATTGAACCGGTGGGGCTGGAATACGAACTCAATGGTCAACTGAATGGCGTAACTCTCAAGGGATTCATTGACCGCTACACAGTGGTTGATGGGGGCATAACCATCAGCGATTACAAGACGGGGAAGACCCCAAATCCCTACTATGGTGACGACAAGTTTCTGCAACTGAAGATCTATGGTGCGCTCATAAACGAGCTTGAAGTCGGCGAAACTAAGAAATTAGAGTTGCTGTACCTCAAGGACGGAGTCAAGTTCGACCAGGATTTCACAGAAAATGATTTCGAGGAAACTGTTGCATACATCACAGATACCAAGAAGGCAATAGACGTTTCCTGTGAGACTCAAGAATTCGCCACCAACAAGACGGCCCTATGTAACTGGTGTGCCTATAAGCCAGAGTGCCCTGCTTGGAGGTAAGCATGATTCTGAATGATGATGCTTTTGCCCAAATGGTGGCAGAAGAAGTCAAAAACAAACTGTCACCCGCCCAACGTGAGTTGCTTCTTGAAACCCAAAATTGGGACAGGTGGAAACGAGCGCTGGAAGCACTTGTTCGTAACCTCGAATCCCAAATTGAGAACATCGTTGCAGATGCTGAGGCTGATGCAAATCGATACGCAGCTCTCGGGAGAGAGGGCAAGAAGCTGGCTCGGGAAGCTGCCTCGGCTTATGGAAATCGGCAAACAAAAATCGAGCGTTTCCTATTCCATGTCGTTAAGCGTTTAGATCAGGTCAAAACCATGGTCGAAACTGGACGACCCATCGAGACAAATCCATTTGAGACTGCCAACTTTTATCGTCGCGCAATTCTCAAACACCGCTCCCTGCTCCATGAGTACGACATGGAGGACACTGCTATTGATCGTGCTCTATGGGCGGCACTCGACAATAAGTGGGAGTTCGATCGAGTTACCAGCGACACGCTATGAAACGCAAGAAGCCGATGAAGCGTGGTGGTCCACTCAAGCGTTCAGGCCCTCTTCGACCTCGTAGTAAGAAAAAGTCCGACGAATATGTTGAGCGTCGGAAGTTGGTTTCCCGACTGCTTGATGAGTATCCCTACTGTCAGGCGTGTCCTGTCTTTGCCAAGCATGACGAGGCAACCTTGTATCGGCGTCAGGCGAGTGTCGATATCCATGAGTTGAAGCGTCGATCCCAGGGGGGATCTATTCTTGACGAAGAAAACTGTATGGCCGTCTGTCGGGAGTGCCACGACCGCATCGGACGTGAGCCGAAGCTCGCCATCGAATTGGGATTGGCTGTTCCGGGATGGTGGAAGAAGCCATGAAGTTTATGGGTCTCGACCTGTCGCTTACGTCTACGGGGTACTCCTGTGACGGAGATATGGACGCAATTGCCGTAAAGAAGAAGGGTGTGGAGAGGCTCGCTGCCATTAGGGATGAGGTCATGCTCGCCTGCCGGGAACATCGTCCGGATGTGGTCTTGATTGAGGGTTACTCGTTTGCTTCGCGGGCGAGTCAGGCTCACTCCATCGGAGAGCTGGGTGGCGTCATTCGTCTTGCTCTGCATGAGGACAATTACACCTTCGTAGACATCCCTCCGACCTGTCGTGCCAAGTTCGCAACCGGAAGAGGAAACGCGTCAAAGGCTGAAGTCATCTCCGCAATCTCTGCCCGGACTGGATTAGTCTGGGAGGGTAAGGGTGCTGACGATATGTGTGATGCGTGGATCTTGGAACAGATGGGACGCACCCACTTTGGTCTTTCTGACGAAGAGTGGCCTAAGAAGAATTTAGAGGCTCTGGAATCCATCGATTGGTCCCATGTCGTGAGGAAAAATAATGAACTTTAGAGGCCCTATTAGTCAGGTAGAAATCGAACAACGACTGTTATATTTCCTTGACGAATTGGAAAGCGAAACGGAAGCTTTCGAAAGTCTCGCTGAGGACAATGCCAAGAAGGAAGCAAGATACAAATCGGCATGGGCCAAGGAGTACCTGTCCGCCAAAGGGTCGATCAAAGAGCGGGAATCCTGGGCCGACTACAAAATGGCTGACGAACAGTTTGAGTACAAAATATCGGAAGCCCTACTAAAATCGAAGCGGGAGAAGTTGCTCTCCCTGCGAACGTCAATCGACGCGATGCGAACTCTCAACGCGAATGTGCGGGTGCAGGTATGAACCACAAAGCCCATGAATCCCTTACCGACATGCTGGTTCCCCTCGACAGCCTTCAACCACTGGAAAACAATCCACGGGTCGGTAATGTCGAAGCCATCGCTGCGTCGTATGACGAATTCGGTCAAGTCAAACCAATCGTGATACGCGAGAACGAAGACGGCAAAGCCACCATCATCGCAGGAAATCACCAGGTTCAAGCTGCCAAAAAGTTGGGATGGACACACATAGCGGCGGTGCCGCTTGATGCGGATGACAAGCGGGCTGTGGCGTTCGCTTTGGCCGACAACCGGACAATGGAACTAGGTCATACCGATCCAACCAAAGCTGTTCAAATGATCACCGAAGTCGTGACTGACTATGGTGACCTGATGGATGGGTTGGGTTGGGATGATTTCGAAATTGCCCTCTATGAGGAACATGCCGAAAATGCCGCAGACATAGAAGGTGGCACATCAACCTTCATTCGTCCCGAACTCGTAGGGAACATTCTGGAAGCTCTTGTTCAAGAAGACGAGGACGGGGAACGCAGAATCGTTGCCGATGACACTGTGGATCACAATGATATTGCCATCCAAGGAAGCACGGTAACTCCGCAGGGCGCCGCACCACAGGCGGTGGTTCAGTACACACTCGTGTTCGATGATCCCGACCAACAAAAGCGCTGGTACCAATTCGTTAGGTGGCTTCGTTCTCAACCTTCTTATGAGGGTGAAACGACTGCCGAAAAACTAATGGCTTTCGTAGACGCCCATTCCGAAGTATGACCAGACAGAGAATGTTTCTGGATATTTCTTGTGTGGACGCCGCACGTCAGCGCATCCGACACGTCTACGACACATTCGATACCGTCTGCGTTCAATTTTCCGGCGGTAAGGACAGCACTGCCGTTCTGTATCTCGCAAAAGAAATCCATGAAGAACGAGGATTAGGCCCAGTCAAGGTCATCTTCAGAGATGAAGAAATGGTCAGCCCCATTGTCCTGGACTACGTCAACATGGTCAAAGACTTCGATTGGGTTGACATGGAGTGGTATTGCCTTCCATACGGGGGAGAAGTATGGGTGCTGGGCAGGAGGCAGTCCGTTGTTCTTTGGGGAGCCCAACGCAAGGCAGAGGGCCGTTGGGTTCGAGAGATGCCGGAGGGCGCCATTACAGCCGAGTCATTTGGGTTGGATGCAACGAAACCACTACCTGAACCCGTTGACTACTACACCATGCAGGGCAAGAACGGAAGTGTGGCTTTTATCACTGGGGTAAGGGCTGCAGAGTCGATGATGCGATATCGCTCTTTGGTTCAAAAACTCCATGAGAATTACATCGTGTTTCCATTTGGGCTCAAGAAAAGTATTCCCTTGAAGTTCGCAAAAGTTATTTATGACTGGCAAATGGATGACGTTCTGAAGTTCATTACAGAAGAACACGATGCGCCTTATTGCGAATATTATGACCGCGCTGCCGTAACTGGATCGAATACTCGTGTGGGAATTCCGTTGCATTCTGTCGCCATTCGACGCATCGGTGATGTCGTAGCGACGGAACCAGACTTCTATGATCGCCTTTACGAATGTTTCCCACAAATTGACGCGCAGCGTCGCTGGTGGCCGGATTTCGATATCGAAACACTTATAGAGGAATACGCCAGTCGCGGGTGGGACGGCGTAGCGGATGTGATCGACGACTTCATGATCGGCCCAACCAAAACACAGCGGGCGAAAGGGTACTCTGCCGAATTCCGAAAGAAGCAGGCTCTCGATCCGTACTCTTATCCGACTAACTGGTTGGTTCGCAATCTGTTATTGAACGAGCTGACTACAACATCAGCTTCTCCAGTTGGACCAAAGACAAGGGCCCACACGTTGCGCGTAAAAGCTAAGGAGCAAGAAGATGCAGAAGCTGCTGGATGAACTGAATGTTCCGGACTGGAACGCCACCTATATCTTAAGGCCCGATCTCCTGGTGCTGACCTCATCGATGATGGACTACGGCATCTTGTCGCCGTTAGTGGTTCAGGAGGATGGCCTCAATGTGATTGATGGGGCTCAGCGACTGCAAGCGATTCGAGGAAATAAACACTTGTCTGAGCGTTTCGCAGATGGGGTACCCGTACATTTGATTGATTGTGGAACTACTGAGGCGATGGCACTGCATGTTCAGCTGAATCGTGGTCGTGGTTCAATGGTGGCCCATCGACTGTCACGCATTGTCAAGCAGTTGAAAAGGTCGGGAGCATTTTCTGTTGAGGATTTTGTTGGTCGATTCTGCATGAAAGGCGATGAATTGGAGTTGATGTTGGACGGTTCGATCATCAAACATCGCAAGGTTCCGAATCATCGTTATTCGATGGCTTGGGTTCCGGTGGAGGCTCCTCCCGGAACGGTGGAAAGTAAACCTGCTACTGCTGAAAAGCCACCTAATCCTGATAGGTAACAACTCTTCCGTGTAAGGCGTAGTGCTACACTGGACCTGGATGAATCCAGGAAGGTGTTTCCATGCCGTCACCCCGTAGAAGTGCAGATGAATTTGACCTTCGGCGTGCGGGCCGTCTTCGACGTAGTATCCGCAGTGTCCTTCAGGCGCGTGAACGTCGCCGGGGTCGTGGTCGTGGAGCTGGCGAACGTGTCGTCGATATCTTGCGCGAGAACCGGCGGCGGCAAAGGTAAAGGGGTCATCGTATGGCTCTCGTAACGCGCGCCGATCTAAAAACCTATATGGATATCAGCTTGTCGCTGCGTCAGGAAGACGCCGCAGACATGGTGCTGGCTGGGCTTCAATCAGAACTTGAAACCTATTTGGGACGCAAGGTTGAGGCTGCGAACTTCACCGAGGATTACATTCTCGATTCGAATCATTTGGGTGTTCCTGAAACTTCTTTTTTCTACGACAACAAACTCGACTCGAATGTAAGTGGCATTTTGTCGTACACGGATCCGCCAGCAACTTTGTATTTACGGGAAAGTCCTGTCAACTCGATTGCGAGCATCGTTCTAACTCCCGTAACTCCTGGAAGCACCGCTATAACTTTGACTGCCGGAACTGAATATGTCGCACGTCGATACGGTGTGGATGTGTATCGGGGAGGGGCCAACGACAAGCTCACTGTTACCTATAACGCCGGTATGGCAGGTGCAACTATTCCAACTCTCAAACTGACGATTCTTCGAGCCGCTACTCGGGAAATGCAAAACATGCATGACGACGTTGTAGGCATCAAGGATCTTGAGCCACGCAATGTTGCCCCCATGGAGACGGGATTTTCAGAGAGGGAGTTGTTGGCGATCAAACGGTATCGCCGAGTGCGGGTGGCATAGCCATGGCTCTAAGAAAGGCGTACAGGAGAGGTCGTAGAACAGAAATCACGATCGATACTGAATTCGATCCATCGCCTCTAACTGACCACATCGACAATATGCAGCGTCGTTCGCGGGATGTGCGTCCCATATTTCAGCGGATTCGTGACGACCTGCGAAAGCATTGGCCAGAAAACTTTACCGCTAATGGTTTACCCGTAGGTGGTTGGGCGCCCCTGGATGCAGAGTACGGAGCCTGGAAGGCTGCCCACTATCCAGGCGCTCCTCCTTTGGTCCAGAACGGTCAACTTTTCAAGAGCCTGTCTGAATTGAGGGGTAGCCCAAACGACATCAGCAGGCTTCGTGCAACCTTCGGAACTGATGTGGAACACGCAAAATTCCACCAAATGGGAACTTCCAAGATGCCTAAACGTCAGATTATTTACGAACCAGCCGAAGCTCAGACACGATGGGGTAACTGGATCGCCGATTACATCGCACACGGAGATAACGAAGATCCGACAGAGCGTTGGGAGGTTGAAAGCTAATGGCTTACGACCTGATGCACGGCGCGCAGTTCGCGAAGAGCTACGTCAACGAATATCTCAAAGTAGATATTCCTACCCGCCTAGTGGAGTATCGCAATGGGTGGAATCTCAATACAGGGACACTGCCCGATCCGGAAAGATACTTAGTTCACGAACCAATTGCTCTCGATCATTGGCCAACAATCATCACCGTTTCCATTTCCACGACAAGGATGGAACGTCTTGGGATGGTGGAATCCAGAGGTGCCATGCACCCCGAATATCGGGTCAACTACAGCATGAGAACTTATATCTGGTCCAGAACCGAAGGGTCAGAAGAAACCACAATAATGAGGGACCAGCTAACAACTGTTGTGCGGTCTGCTCTACTTGATCATCCCTGTTTGAAAGCAACTGATCCTCGTAGCACCTGGAAAGCGGAGATTGATGAATCGTCAATGCGTGAAGAATTTTCTGACCTGACTCTGCTCAAGGGTGATCGTGTCATGGCCGGTGCATACATTGCGTATGACTTGGCCATCAATGAAGTAGTTGGTCGAAGCCCGCTGGGGACGGTTGACGAGGAAGGCATTTCTCTCGGTGTCAAGAATGTTGGAATCGGGGATACCTCTCTAGAGGTGCCGGATACCACTGGCTATACCACGACAGGGGGCTATTCGGAATGAGTTGTTGTTTATGTCAAACGGTTCCACGAGGCGCTGCAGATGCGCTGTCTAAAGATTACGAACGGGATAACTGTTTAATTGTTCACAATCGTGCACGGCATGTGATTGAGACTTGTAGTTGTTGTGGACACAGGGTCGATCCTCTGGGTGTAGCCTTGTGTCAAGACACGGAACTCATCTCTGGCGCACTCAAATCTGGATTTCTAGTGATCGTCGATCGGTTCGATGACATTGGCAGAATCACCAACACGGAATAAGGTACAATCTAAACATGGACGCTTACCAAATATTCAACTCGATTAAACGCGAAGACGCCATTGCCCTGGCAGACAAATGTGTTGTTGTTTACAACATGGGTCACGCGATTCGAGAAGTGGATGAAGAGGGTCATTCTTTGCCAATTGGCCATTATGGCGTTCTCGCAAAAATGAATCCGATTGTTGAGCGCCTGGTTGAGGGTGGCTATCTCGACTTAATTAGTACCGGTAATGGGACTAAAGCTGAAGCTGCTCCAAAGAAAGCAGCTGCCCCAAAGAAAAAGACAGCGGTTGCTAAGAGTGGCTACAACCCAGATGCCAGAGATGGCGATGGCGACGGTTTGGTTCAAGATGGCACAGAATGGGAACGTCCAGCCGAGTGAATCACTATAAAGCCTCTCCCTGTGCAACGTATAGTCTGATAATCTATAACCATCAGTTGCACGGATACGCGCAAGCGTTTTGTACAATGAACAAGACGGCTCCGGGTTCCGGAAGCTTCGAGTAGGAACGGGAAGGTCTTATGCCTGGCGTAGTAATTACAACAGCAGTACGAACAGGTCCATCAAGCGATACGGTTCGCGACTCGTCGCAAGCGTTCTTCCTTGGAATGGCTCTCAGGGGTCCGGACAACAAGGCGACTCTTGTCAAGAGTATTGCCGAATTTGAAGCGCAGTATGGCGGCTATCAGTCATATTCTTACCTTCAACCAACCGTGGAGACTTTCTTCGAAGAGGGTGGCACCCAGTGTTATGTCGCCCGTGTCGTGGGTCCTGCTGCAACCTCTGGCGCCCACAAGCTGCTTGACAGCGGTAGTGCCGACTCCATGACGCTCACTGCCGTGGGGCAGGGCGACTGGTCTGCAAACATGACCTTCACAATCACGGCAGGAAGTATCGCAAACAGCTGTGAAATTAAGCTGTTCTACTACGGCGTTCAGGTCTTTGCCAGCGGCAACTGTGAGAATGTTGACCAAGTTATTGGCAAGGTCAACGGCAGCAGCGTCGCTTCCAAGTATGTGGTTGCTGCAGCCCTCGGCTCCAACCTTCCTGCTGTTCTGGCCTCTACGGCACTGACCTACTCGGATCAGCCCACCGGTGGAACCACAGCTTCTACCGATGACCGCTCGAACATCACAACCAGCCATTACACGGCGGGTCTGACGCTCTTCAACCATGCTTATGGCACTGGTTGCGTCTCCAACCCTGAGTCTGCGGCCACAGCCACCTATCAGGGTCTCATCGCTCACGCCAATACCTACAACCGAATCGCTTTGGTTCATCCAGCTGCTTCACAGACCGTGGCGCAGATGGAAACATTTGGCGAAACTATTACTGCTTCCGAAACGAACACCGAGCACGCAGCCTGCTACTACCCGTGGATCAACGTACCGACTTCAACTGCCGGTGTAACTCGTTTGATTCCGCCTGATGGCTATGTTGCAGCCGCTCGGGCACGGGCCCACAATCAGATTGGTCCACAACAGGCTCCTGCTGGTCTCATTTCGAACGCTCGCTGGGTCGTATCCACCGAAACAGAAATTGACCAGGTTTCAGGAGACACGTTGGACGTTGCCTTGGTTAACGCTCTCCGGGTGATCAACGGCGCGCTTCGCATTTATGGAGCCCGCTCGATGTCCGGCGATACGAGCAACTTCCGTTACATCACGGGCCAGGACACGGTCAATGGAGTTGTGACTCAGGCCAATGTCGCTCTCGAAGATCTCATCTTCGCAACGATTGACGGTCGGAACACTATCTTCACAAGCGTTGAGGCCAAGCTGGTTGCGATTCTGGAGCCGCTCCGCCTCAAGGGCGCTCTCTACGAAGCCTTTGACGCCAATGGCAAGCAAATTGACAAGGGTTATACCGTAGTTTGCAATAGCTCGATCAACCCTGTCACCCAGCTTGCTGACGGTCTTGTCAAGGCAAAGGTCGGAATCAGGGTGTCAAGTGTCGGCGACAAAATCGAAGTCGACATCGTCAAATCCAACCTGACGAACTCAGTGGTATAGGGAGGGCTAACAAATGGCCAAGGTTTCACAACGACAGGTACTTGCAGACATTGCACCAGTGGACACGAACCACCCCAAGTGGGAACAGTTCAAGTTCGCTCAGATGTCTGGTGGGGAAATCACGGCTGCCGTCGAGAAGATTTACGAAGGTGGGGACAAGTTCCCGAAGGTGCTATGCGCCCCCTACGAGATCGGCGACATGACCCTCACCGCTCACTACGACGACGACACCACACCAAGCGATCAGGGTGCCGGTATCGCACTCAAGATCAAACAGCTTCGTGACAAGGTCGGACAGGCGTATTACAACATCAATGTCCGAACTTACGATTGCGACATCGTCGTCAAGAACTTGGATCGCGTGTACAACGACGCTTTGCTTGTTGGCATGACGGAGGCTGAAGGCGACGCTTCTTCTGGCGCTCCGGCCACATTTGCCCTAACTTTCGCCATCCAGGGCGTTACCGGCGGCGGAGATATCGCTTAAACTTCTCATCTTCTAGCATTGATTCCCCACTGAGGGATTAGTGCGTGATAGTGTACGCCTTATGAGCGACCCATTGTACGACGGTGATGAGGGCTCTGAGCCCGAGACTAAAACCCCGACCAAAGCTAAGGCTGTCTCGGGATCCCTACCTGTTGAGGAGACAAACCTCGATCGGCTGAAAGCTTTGATCTCTCAGAAGGTCGAACGCGACGTTGTCCTGCTTGAAGTACCGGACAGGAAAGACGTGTACCTCAGGATCAGCCCGAATATTTCCCAGGCCCAGATGAAGGCTTGGCGTAAAAACGCTGGCGAGGAGACCAAACACGGTCTCGATGCCATCAAGTTTGCCTGCCAAGTGGTTGGCCAGACTTGTGTTGGTGTCCAGATCGATGGAGAAGAGGTCTTCGACGAAGGAGGCAACTCTCTCAACTTTGCCGCTCCCGAAATTCTCAGTATGACTGGGACAACCCGGCCCGTGCCCGATGCTGTTAAGGCATTTTTTGGAACGGATCCGCATGTGGAGGGGGCAGCATTGGCAATTCTAGAAGCCGCTGGCTATGGTGACACCATTGAGACGGTGGACCCTACGAACTAGCGTTCGATGAGTTAATCACTCAGAACACGCTAGTCAACGCCGCACGCCTTTCCGAAGTCTTCCATACTAGTCCCTTACTACTACTAGATTGTAGTGATGATGAATGGTTGATTCTCATGGCCTGTGCTAAAGTTATAGAGCAGGATCGTGAAGAAATGGAGCGCGAAAGGCAGCTGAATTCTGGCTCTTAGCGTTACATAGGCCAATCTTAGGTAAGGGTGGCACCGTATGGCCAATACCGAACTCAAGGTTGACGTAGATGTAACCGGTGATCAGCAGCTAGGCCGACTTGAGCGGAGACTCTATCGGGTCAACGCTGCCGTAAAAGCCCTTGGGGCTTCTTCTGGCAATATCGGCAGCAAGTACTCCAAAGCTCTCAATGACCATCTCACTAAAACTGATGGCCGTTGGAAAAAGCACTTCGATGATATCGATGCTCTGATCAAGAAGTTCGGTACCGCTACTCTGGGTGGCCTCAAACTTGCCTTGAAGGCTGCCGGTGCGGAATTCGCCTTGATGGCTGTTTCCATGGTGGCTATTCATGGCCTGTTCAAGATCGGTCATGGTCTCATGAAAACGTATACGGGCGCACTGAATGTGCTGTCCGGTGCTGCTGCGGGGGCCACGATTGCCCTTGCGGGCGTGGCTGCAGCGATGCGTGAGCAGCAGGCTGCAATGTTTTCCTATAGGGGCAACGCCATGGGCGGTTACGACAAGTTTGTCACCGGTCTGAACAAGGTTCGGGTGGTGATGCGGGGTCTGCACCGCGACCAGGGCATGCTTGCCGCTGGAGCAGCGAACCTCGACGCGGCCTTTTCTACCGTTTCCAGAACTTCTCAATGGAACCGTGGCTCTCAAAACATGTTGCGCGGTTTGATGGACTTTGCTTCCACAGGTGACCTCAAAACTGGAATGACAAACGCTGGCGAACTCATTGCCGCCCTTCAGGACCCCAAGAAGGGCATGAGCGAAATTCGTAAGGTTGCCCAGAAGATGGGCAAGCCTATGGAGGACGCCCTGAAGGAAGTTGCCAAGACTGTCAGAACTCGTGAGGACTTGATTGCTGCCATTACGAGTGGAGCATTGGCTGAAGCGGGAGGGGTTAGTGGCCAGTGGGGTTCTGTTAGCCAAACACTGATTAGCCAATTCAAACTTGCTGCGACCACCATCAAGCAAGACTTTGCCGACCTCGGTCAAGAATTCTTGAAGCCGCTCAAAGAAGCGCTCTCCGACATGGTCCACACATTCCGTGGTGGGATGACCCAGGTATGGCGACCACTCGTCGAATTCGGCAGGGGGCCGTTCCTCAGCGCGCTCACAGGCTTTGCCGAGAAGACCACGGAGATGTTCGTCAGCTTCATTCGTCGCGGCCCGGAAGTTGAAGGCATGTTCAAGCGAATGGGTGACCGTTGGAAGGGGTTTGTCGACGGTTGGAATAACGTCTTGGATCGCCTGCGTCCTCTTATCGACGGAGCCAGGGTCCTGGAGGAGATGTTCGGCAACATCTTCGGTGAAATCGGCAGGTACATTCGCGAATCCTTCGGCACCTTCAATGACATGCTGCAGGAAAATGAGGCCGAGGTCTCTAAGTTCGGCACCCGTCTCGGAGAGCTGTTCGCAGCATTTGGTAGGTTTCAGAATGAGCTGAAAGAACTATTCTTCAAAGCCCTGCCCTACATCAACAAAGTTTTGTCAGGTGTCAGGACGATCGTTGATCTACTGACGACCGTGATGCGCTCCGCTGGCGGGATGCTGGGGGGCATAGGAGATGGCGTCGGCGCTTACGGCCTGCTGGCTAGCGCGATGGTCATTTTGAGAAGGCTCAAGAATTGGGCTGGCGGATTCCTGCTCCAAAGGCAGACCCAGACAATGAACGTAAACGCTGGCACTGTCAATATTGGCGGTGCAGGCGGGGTAACTGGTGTCACTGCAGGCGGGCAACTCACTCCCCTCAATGAACAGGGTCGAGCGGCAATGGATACCAAAGGCATGCGGTCGATGACCAAAGCTCAGCAGGCGTCGACACGGGAACTTCAGTGGGTCGCTTCTGGTGGGGATCCCAGTCAATTGAATTCAAAAGGTTATCCGAGAGGTATTAGGAACTACATGATGCGTCCAGCAGGGTCACCGGGCATGATAAGTCGATTCGGCGGCAACCAGCTGAGGAACTACAGGGACAAATGGGCAGGCCCGCGTAACAGAATCAACAACAGCATGGGCATGAAAATGGGAATGGGCATGGGAATCGGCATGCTCGGCAACTATGTCGGTGAAGAATCTCAAGGCGCTATGGCGTTGGGTGGAATGGCCTCATTCATGAATCCCATGATCGGTGCTGGTATCGCCGGACTCGGTTTGGCCGGAACGAGCCAAAACGCCATGATGGCCACATTGGGTGGTGCTGGCGGTGGAGCCGCCTTGGGAATGCAATTCGCAGGCCCGTGGGGTGCTTTGGGCGGTGCCATTGTCGGTGGTGCTTACGGCTGGATGACAGCAGGTGCAAGAAAGGAAGCGGCACAAAGAAAGAAAGCCAAAGAGGCCGGAGAAGCGGTTGCCGACACGATGATGGTCGCGACCGTCGAGGGTCTTCGACAGAGGTCGCGTCGCTCGGGGGTAAGGGCAACCAGGGTGTCAGCCCTGGGATCGACGCTTGAGGGGTATCGCTCCCAAATGACCTCGATCAACGAACTAGCGTTTTCCGGAAACGCAGCTGATCAGGCTCGGGGGCTCCACCAGCTGCGGGGAGACCCGCAGTACGCTGATGCCTTTTCTGAATATGCGGAAAATGAGAATATTCCCGTCAGTCAACACAGGACATTGCTTGTAGCGATCGGACGCAAGGCTTCGGAGAACTATAACGAACTCAACGATGTCATCGTAAAAATGACTAAGAATACCGGCAAATTGACAGACGCCTTTGATATGACCGAAGACGAAATGCAACATCTGGCTTCGACAACTGAAACAGACCTCTTTAGTGCGACAGTTGGATGGGGGACCCTGGCCATACAACTCGCTAGCGGGCTTGTGCAGAATATGCGGGAAATGGGATACGCATCCGCTGATCGCATGTCTGTACGTCACAACCAGCTGCGTGACGAGAAGGAATTTCTCCGAGCCCCATATTCGATGGACGAATCCGCTCAAAATATCGTTGACATACTTAGGAACCCCAGCGGCGATGGGCGGGAAGACCAGGCTTCCATTTTGACAGAGTTGGCCAACATTGACAGGGGTATGGGTGTTATGGCCCCAACCCAGACGGCTGGCGAACGCGGTATGTACAACGCTCTTAAAGAGGGTGGTACGGCCTATGGACCTGACGGGCCCTTCGCTGGGAGGGAAGCCGAACTCATGGCCATTCCGGGATGGGCCGCGTTCGTGCAACAGCTCGGAGCCGATGTAACGATGCAGAAGGTTGACGCCGGTTCCTCCGTCTTCGCTCGGCTGACACAGGGTGGGCTGAAGGGCTTTACCCAGGAAGGTGTCCGTAGTTCGATGGCGGACGTCACCATGGATCAGCTTGAAGCATCAGGAATTCTGAATGAGGGAACCTTCTACAACGAAGATGGAACGATGAAAAACATCGATGACATCAAAAAGCTTCTCGCTGCTGCTGGTCTCGACATCACAATGTTCGATGGTCTCATGAAGATGACAAAGGACGATATGGCTGAGCACACAGATGTGTTTGAAGGCGCTGTAAAAACTTTTGCTGATGCCGTGAAAGAGCTTATTGCCGGACTGGGGCAGGGCGACACGGCGACTCCTCGTCGCGGAATGCTCAACATGAAAGACATGCTGGGTCGTTCACGCAATTCAGATCACAGATTTGGAGGGGCACAAGATTTCTATGGAAGCAGTCTTGGTGCTCTTCAGACCGACATCCGAAATGCTGGCGGATACGCAGAAATGCATGGGATCTCCAAGACTCGCCACCTTCATGGCGTTCCCGGAGGGGGCGAGGGAGCCGGTGGCACTTCCAACAGCTATGTGATCAATGTTACTGGCGGAGATAATGCCACTCCGTCAGAAATCGCTGATGAGGTAATGGATCGAATTGACCGCCGTTCGGTTGACATGATTGAGAGGGCTTGATATGCCAGCAAATCGATGGTCTGGAAAAAAATGGCTCACCCGGGGCGAGATCGCACCCTTGGGCAGCCTTGCTCTGCACGGAGATAGCCTTCAGGACAACGTCAGCAGTTTTGGCGGGATGAGCATGGTGAGAGGCACGTTGGCTCAGCATAAATTCTTCGGGCCAGGTGAAGCATATGCAACAGTGTCAGACGCTGCAGCAGGTGGTTGGATAGGAGA